TGGTTACTTCTGTGGATTGATAATCTATTGTGACACTTTGTCCTATTAAAATATTACTGGTATCTGTTAATGCTATACTATCATATGGATAAATTGTACTGCTTAAATCAATATTATAAAAATCCACCAGTGTGTTTGTGGTATCAAGTGTTGTGTTTATATCAGTACTGCTGATTTCAATGTTAATTGGATGACTATAATTTGCTCCACTGTTTGTAACAGTTACGTCTATAATTTGTCCTGCCGCATTGGCATTTGCTGTGGCTGTTGCTGGAGTAGTATTTGCTCCCAAAAATGTAACTGTGGGATTAATAAATCCTTCACCTGGACTTAATATTTCCACACTTGTAATATTACCTGCTGTGTAACTGGTATTACTATCCAGTTCTGTAAAAATTGTGTTATCCCAGGCATTCAGTACAGCAGTAGCATATTGTGTTCCAATATTTTGTTCTTTAGGTATTAAAACAATACCTTCTCCCACACCGTCCACATAAAAAGTTATACCTGTTTGTGCTTCTGGAATAATAAAGCCACCTTTGAAGCAAATTACCATTCCGTTTTTAAATACTGTACCATCAGACGCAGTATAATTTTTCTTGCCTATGATATCTAAATCTATGTTTATGGGATTTTCCAATGATGCTTCAATGAAAATTTCCTGTAAATCATTATTGCTCCAATAATAATCTGAATAGTTTACAAATTTGTCTATGTTTATTGGTGGCAGGAACGTCTGAAAGTTTGTTTCAAATGTTTTGTTGTGATTCAGCATGTCTGATCCACTAACTTTTAGTGTGTTTACTAAATCATCATAAAATATAAAATTTTCACTAACACCGGTTGTGGTGTTAAGGTTATTCACTGTGGGGGATAATGCGTAATGATGTCTAGTGGCAGTGTCTTCTCTGATATATGTACCATTTACTTGCCTGTCTTCTGAGGTTTGTAATCCCAAAAATCCTGAAATAGGTTCTACATTTGCTTTACTAAACAGTTGCTCTACAGTACTTTCAAAGAAGTTTTGTATAGCCTCTGTTTGTAGTACCTCAGGTAACTGTTTGTAAATTTTATCTGTCATTATTAACTTAATGTTTTATTACTAATATTACTAATAATTTCTATATCAATGGTTTTTGCTGTACTTAAAAATAATTCATCTGGATCGGGCCTCACACTAAACATGTCCCCAAATTTTCCTGCTGTATTTTTAGGTAATATCACAATACTTCCGATATTTCCACGTAATCTATTATGAATGTATGTACTCAACTCTGTAAAATAAAATGTTTCACCAAAATCCCAATTACTGGTATCAAAATATTCATCTATAGCATTTTTAACCTGAGTTTTGATTTCATTATCGCTAACTGTGTCATTCAATTTAACAACTCTGAATTTTGCTCTGTATTCTGGTTCAGCATCATCACCAAATAATCTTTTAAATTTGGCACTCTTAAATAATAATGTGTCACTAGCACTTTTGTACTCGTTTAATCCTATAAATTCCACGGCTAAATCATCGTTTGTGGGAGGTAATGGAAATTCTGTGCCAGGAACATTAAGATATTTTTGTATTTCTGAATTGTAGGTCTCTGTAAGCACTAAATATTCCACAACATTAGAAATACTTGGATTAACTCTGCTGTCTTGTGGTGCTACATGTTGCCATTTAAATATCATTGGAATATTTTGTGGTGATAAAGTGTTTTGACTAAATCCTCTACCATTTTTTACATAGTATTCTTGTGTTTCTATACCTCTGACCTCATTAGCATTAGTGCTACTTGGTAGCAGTGTATAAACTTTGTCTTGTTCTACTACATAAACATAAATGCCTTTTAATATTCCGTTATCGTTTTCTAAATCTGTTGTTAATATACTGTATAAGTCCACCACAATCCATTTTAAATCACTGATTGCTACTGGTTCAGAAGCATTTGATGGAACCAGTGTTTCATCTATGTAATTGATTACAACTTTTGTTTCACCTCTGAAGTCTGCTATACCTCCTATTGATAATTGGTCATATGTATAGCCATCAAAATCTGTATATTCTTCAAAATACACTAAATTATTTTCGCCCACAAACTCATCATACTGTAATGGTCTGTCTGGTACTAGGTCGTTATCTGAATCCAGTGGCGCCACTATGGCTTTACTATTGTCTGTGTAACCATCTGGCTGTTTAATGGTTCCCACAATGTGCCAATCTATTTCGTCATTCAATCTTTCTGTTGAATCGTTGTATTCTATCAAGATGCTGTCAACACTTCTCTGCCCTGTGCTATCTGTGACATACAAATAATTATTATCGTCTAGGTTAGCATAAATCAAGTTACCAGATTCTGCTGATACATTACCATCCGAGAACACCAAACTTCCCACAGCACTGGCATTGTACAATGTGCCTGTAACACCATAACTGTATGTGTTTCCGTCTATGTTTGCTTGATAAATTTCTACTTGGTTCGTTCCTGAATTTAACTGTTTGTAAACAACATTACCATTAGATGTATAAATGTTATATCCAAATGTTACATTGTTGAATGGTATTGTGATATTTGAAGGTATTCTGTTTATTCTACCTAAATTGTTGGCAATAGTCACATTTGGTGTAAGTGCAGCCGCTGTGCCATCATCAAAATATGTTGATACTTCAACTCTGGCATCATTAACCAATATATCTTGAACAATGGTATTAGCAACATCTTGTCCATTAGGCCTTAATATACCGAAATTACTTTGCCATTTAAATCTGATGTCATACCATTTTGTTTCTCTGGATCTTAATGGTATTTCCAAGGCATAGTCTACCGGATAAACCAGAGCTGCAGTTTCTGTACTGTACCATGCGTCACCAATATTGTTACTTCCTGTATCATACCAGGTCCATCTTTCTGTATCACCTGGCTTATTGTTAAATGTTGTTATGGAAATTATATCTGATGCAGCTTTGTTATTACTATCAACAACTTTGACATTACTGATGTTAAAAAACTTCATATTGTTGTTGCTTTGTACAATGTATCTGTCACCTCTCAGTGTGATGTTATATTTGTAATTGTTTTCGTCTATGGCTTCATATTCAAATAACAAAATCCAACTGCTATCTATGGGAGATCCAGTTTCTTTCCCAGCATTTACCACACTGTAAGCACTGGTTTTATCTAAATTTTCATTTTCTATAACATACCAAGTATCACCATATAGTGATGTTGATACTAATGTGGGAGCATACCCCAATCCAAAAGTTTTTTTACTTTCCATTGCTGTTCTAACGTCAATTACTTCAGGATTTGTCAAACGTTTTCTGAGTGTAACAATAACTTCCTGTGCTTTCCAGCCATCTGGAACATTGTCACTGAGTGTCCATGGACCAACAGCAGTGCTCAAACCACTTGTAAGTAATCCAGCATTATCAACATTTATGATTCTGGTCCATTTATATTCACTGATATTATCAGGATTAAACCATTTTATAAAATTGTTTTCCTGTAATTGCCTAAAACTAAAATACTGGTTTGTTAAAACATTTTCACTACCTGCAGCTGATACACTAGTGGTTTCTGTTATGTATCCTGTTGAGCTGGTTGGAGCAACTGGCAATGGTCTCCAGGTTATGTCTAAACTTTCCAAATCAAAACTATTTCCTTTATAGTTTATCCAGGCTTTGCGTTGACTTTCGTAATTGAAGTTATTTAATGATTGTTCTTTTAATAATTCTGGTAATATATTTGTAATAAAATTATCAGCAGTATTGTTTTGGTTAATAATTGTAAAAGTATTTGTTGATGCTGAGTCTTTATACAATATACCATCGTCAGCATATAGGTCTATGCTTTGAAATGTGCCTGTTGGGTCATTGATATCAATATATCTGCTGTGTCCAGCATGTGTTTTGTTTACTGCTTTTAATTTTCTGATATTTGAACTCTGACTAAATGGAAAAACATTGTAGTCTTGAGCACTCACCATTCTGTTTTGCGTATAATAAGTTTGTGGTGCTCTGGATTTTATACTTGCTAAACTTTCTGTAGGTAAACTGTTTGTTACAGCATTTTGTAAAGCCAATGTGAACGTTAAATTATATTTTCCGCCTGTTTTGTTTTCATAAGGCACTGTGACAGTTACATTTCTGGCTTCTTCTGGTTGTATAGAATAACTTACGCCGTCACTGGTTCTGAAGAATACTCTAAAAATGCCTGTTGGTACATTACCAAAGTTGCCGTCAGGAAATTTGATTCTTACAGCATCGTTATTTAAATTTTCTAAAGCAAATAAATTTCTGCTACCAAATGCCTGACTATTAAAGTTTAAAGTCTGTCCCACAGTGTTTGGTATTTTGGACCATTTGTTTATGATAGATCCTGATGGGTTTATTTCTTGTACCCAAAAATCTGTTTCATTAATACCAGATACTTCCACATCCTGTATACGGTTTGGAATAGGTGCTGTGAAGTTGAAGTCCACACTGGAAGTTGTTCCCTGTTTGAACAACATAAAGAAACCTGTGTTATTACTATCTAATCCCAATCCATCATTTCTGTAAAATAGGCCTAAGTCATTGAGAGGGTCAGGATGTCTTTCGAAAAAGAAATTGTTATCCACAAAATCACCATCAACAACTTCAAAAGATCTGTTTACTCCGTTTACATTTAAACTGAAGGGGAATTGCTGATTGGAATTAATTTGTTTGTTTATACGATATAATTCTGTTTTAATATTTTGAATAGTACCGCTTTTATATGGGTTTGTAAATCTGTTGGTGTTACTAAAGGCACTGTTTAAAATTGTTATAAACTGCTCATAACTTTCTGGGTTATTGACATCGTCCCAAAACACAGGAGTATTTGACAAGTTTGTGCCTAAACTGTCCACTATGGGCTCATCTGTGGATATGCTTGTTACTTTTAATAAACCACTTGCTGGTACATTTCTTCTGGGATTGTATCCAAGCATTCTGGCCAGTTTAAATACACTGTCTCTTCTTTCAGCAGTTTCCAAAAAGTTTTCTCTGCTGTTTAAGTCCATTCTGAAAGCCAATGCCTGAGCCAGGTATGCTAATAGTTCTATAATAGCAATAAACTCTGAACTTTCTATGTAGTCATTAAAGTTTTCTGGGAAATTTGCTTTGATGTAATTCACCATAGACAATCTAATGGTATCAAAGTCATATGATGTAAAGTCTACCTCATTGAAGGCTTTGTATGCTACCTTCCAATCTTCTGCGGCAAATAAATTGTTCTGTCTTTCTGAATATGCCATATTATCCTAACTGCTCTCCACCCACAAATTCCAAGTAAAGAATGTCTTCGTCATTACCTGGATTGTAAGTTAATCTTACTTCTGCTCTCACTGTGTGATCAGCCTGAAAGATTATCACTTCCTGTAAATTTACTCTGGGCTCTTTTGCCACAATTCTTTCTATATCATCTCTGATATCTGATTCCACTAGTTCATCATCTGGATCCATAAGCAGGTCCCAGATAATAGAACCAAAACTGGGTCTCATTACTCTTTCACCTTTTTTAGTGTAGAATTCATTCAGGAGATCTCTTTTTATAAGATCTCTGTCAAACAAATTGTAAGGAGCTCTTACTTTGTTTATTGTACTGAATCCTTTGAATAACACTGCCATAACCTTATTTATCAAAATTATTAAAACAAGTTTTAATAAAGTTATTGACAAACACCAAAAATCATACTATAATCAGTTAATTGTGAATAAATCCAGTAAATACTAATAGAGGTACTATATGGCACAAGCAAAATCATTAAACAATACACTTGAAGAAGAGCTAAGAATTATGTTGGTGGAGCTCAACAAAGAAAATCAGGCACTCAAATCACAAATTGAAGTACTTGAACAAACAGTTGGTGAAGAACAAGAACAAAAATATAGAGCTTTGGTAAGGTGTGCTGATTTACAAAAAGAAATTAATAAAAAAACTGATTAAAACTTGGTTGTAAATGGGTCTGGTCCGTTTCTAAACTTGCCAGCCAGATAGTCTGATCTATATTTTTCTAATCCCACTGCTTTTGCTTCAAGTAAGCGATCCAATAACTCACTGTAAGTCAATTCCTGTCTGGGACTTGGGATAAAATCAAATTTAACAATATCAGGAGTAGTAAACAATTCTGCCTCAAATCTGCGTCTGTCTATTAAATCCTGTCTGACAACTGGATTTCTGGTAGAGCTTACTCCGGCTTTGTTCCATCTCATAATCATTGTGGGCACTCTGGCATAATTTTGGTTGTTTAGTTCTCTCAACACACCACTCTTACTGAAGTTTGTGGCTCCTATGCTATCAATAAAACTCACAAGTGCTATGTTTTGGTACTCACTTATATCTGCTGTTACCAATTGATTTATAACTCTTTGGCTTACTCCAAGATTTTCCTGTAATGTTAGATCGGCACCTTCTTCACCCAGTCCGTTTCTGAAGTCAACAATTTTATTACCACGTTTGTCTACCAAAATAAGTCCTGGGTAATCAGGTTTCACTGTGATGCCTTTTTGTTGTAATGCCACAGCAACCTTTATTGCCGCATCTAGATTATTAACATTACTGCCTTTTCTGTTTTTAATCCCCTTTTGCGCCGCTTCTAGGTTTTTAAATGTTTCACGGGCTCTGTCTATACCTATCTGTTCTGTTGCACCGTTTAAAAGATTGTTGTAGTCTCCTATATCACGTAGACTATCTAATCCCAGATCTGAACCAATACCAGCAATAGCCGAATCGGCCGCACTCTTCATGAGTGCCACACCAGATTTGGCATCTGTTATTATTGCTTTTGCTGCATTAAAATCCTGATAGAACTGTTTGGTTTTAAATTCTATCAGATCAAGTTTTTTCTCATAACCTATAAGGAACTCACCAAAAATATCCACTTTGGGAATATTAAATTTAAATTTAAGGGCTTTAAAGAAATTGACAGATGCCAATCCTGCTCCCACAAACGGTAAAGTTTTAAATGCCGCTGGGTCAAATTTGGAAATAGCCTCTAAACCGTCACCAATAAATTTACCTATTTTTGCTAAAGCACCTTTACCTGCTTTGGCATTGTCCTGTGCCTGTTTTTGTTCTCTGGCATCTGTTGCTTTGGATAGTTCGGTTCTGGTTCGAACTTCTGCCTGGCTTAGGTCATCTGACTGTGCTACTTCCTCTGCCTTGGTATAACCTGCTGGACTATTACTGTCTAATGGTGGAGCACTGTTGGGATCTGAATCTGCTTCTGTGTTTTCAATAAAAGTGGATTTATCTTGTTCCTCTGGTCTAACGTAGTGAGCACCGTAAGGTTCAGCAGTAACAAACCCACTTACTATGGATTTTATGGACTGACCTTTTTTTCTTTGCCCTGCTGTTGGTAATACATTATCAGCATCTTCATCATATTCAGGTTCTGTGTTTGGTTGATCTGTGTAACTGGTTCCAGCAAGTGCTTCTTTGTTTGCCAAATCTGCTGGTTTGGCTCCTATCAAATTGGTTAATTGTCCTAATGTCTGTCCAGTTGGTGGGGTACTGTTCAGTAATACCAAAGAACCTGCTAAGTTTGTGACTGCTGGGCTGTCAATATTGATGCCTAAACCTCCACTAACATTAACAGGGCCGGTTGCTGTTAAACTGATACCACCTAATGGGTCTGGATCTCCAGGTGCTGGTGTTGTGGCTTTAAAATTACCTATAAATCTTTTACCGTTAATAGCAAAGGTGTTAGCAGAATTTATGTTTGTGGAACCACCAGCAGATTGTATAAATGTGTTTTTGTCTGAATAAAGGTGTGTGGATTCACCAGCATGTAACAGCAAGTATCCGCCTGTGCCTTTGGTGCCTTCACCTTCACCCTTGCCTCCTACAGATTTTTCGCCTCTCATATCACCACTGGCTTTAATACGCACATCACCACCAGCATCTAAATTAATATCACCATCTGCTCTGATGTTAAAATCTCTTTTGGATCTGATGTCTATTCCTCCTTCACCAAATACTTTAATACCACCTCTGGCATCCAGTTCTACCCAGGCTGTGCCGTCTCTGTTTATAACATGTATAAACCCGTTCACATCATCCATTACTATTTGATGACCGGCTCCTGTTCTGAATTTCATCTTTCTGGTGTCTGGGTTGTCGTCCATCACCATACTGTGGCCTGCCAGTCTGCCACCAGGATTTTTATCCTGATTGGGGTCAACTGGGCCAGGTGTCAGTATACCAAAAACATCAATTATTTCACTGGATCTAAATCCTGTCTGATTGGGTCCTCTGCCTGTGGTGTCATTTATTAGTCCCTGACGTACAAAAGATTTTGCAGCGTCATGAAAAATGGGTCTTAAAAATCCTGTTTGAGAAAATTTATTTGCTTCTTTTACAGGTAAATTAAAACTTGCTCCACCCACATTAAGACCAGAACTGGTTATTCCAGGTATCATGTGATTGAAATTATCTGGCATAACTGTGGAAATATAGAATGCCTGATTTACATTGCCTTCTAAAAACGATACTAGTACACTGTTGCCTTTGTCTGGTGGTCTGAACAGCATACCATAAGAAGTTGGTACCCCTCCACTTTTGCCTGTGTCATCAGATTTTTGTGTATATGGTGTTGTTGTGCCAGCAAAAGGAGACGTCCAACTTACTATAAATTCGCCTGGTGCCAATTTAATTTTATTGCCGTCAGCATTTATGGTTTCAGATGATTTACCTGATTTCTTTTTGCCCAGAGCAGGTATATACACAATCATTTTGCCGTTTTTCGTGACATCTTTCACAGAAACTACTTCACCTATAAACAGCCCAAAATACATTGGATCTTTTTGAATAAGATCTATTCCGGCAGAGCTTTTGTTTAAATTACTAGGCATTATCCTGCTCCATTATCTGAGGATTTATCAGTTTTTTTCTTTTCTTCTTCCTGAGCACTTTTATCCTTAAGGTAACTGTCTATTTTTTTAGATACAAGTTGTTTAACTTTTTCCAATTTGGTCATATGAAATCCATTTTGATGATATAAACCCAAACTCACTGTGTATTCGCCACCACTGAATGAGGAGTCAGCCGTTGTAATATTGTACACGCCACTCATAGTATAGTTAGTACCGCCAAAGTCCCACAAGCCTGTATTTTGATCTTCGTTATCTATATCAAAATCAAATTTTCTAGGACTTTCTATTATAATAAGACACTGATTCTTACCACCACTCCAAACAGCACCTGCTAGATCTGTTTTTTCCTTTTCTGCCTTTCTTTCCGAATCAGAGTCTCTGGGATCAGTTCTTTCGTCCAGTTGTGATTCCACATAAAAATTACCTTTACCCAGATACCAGGGATCACCCCTGATTTCCATTTGTATTTTTTTATTACTGGATGCTCCTGCATGTTCGTCCATAAGATGAGCAAATATACTTGAACGTAAACTGCCACGCTCCACAATGTTGGATTCTTTATCATGATCTACTTCTTTAGCAACAATACTTGGTTTTGTTTCATCCAATGACTTATCAGCAGTATTGTCTGTGTCTGCTTCTGACCAAACTGATGAAATATCTTCTGACTCTAAGCCTGGCACAAGTTCTGAAGCAAATCGATAATTTGTGATTTTATTTTGTGATGTTTGATTATTATTATCAGCATCGTCTGATTCAGTGCTTACACCCTGTTGATTTCTTGTTGATTGTAAAATACTGTCAGTCAAATTTGTTTGAAATTGATCTCCTGACAATGTCACTGCTAATTGCTGGCTTAGTTCATCGTTTCCACCAACTATGGCTTTTATTTCAGCATCAGTATATCCAGCAAATTCAGCCGCCTGTCCTAACGGATTATCTTTAAAATCTTCTATGTTATTAATCGCTCCCGTTAATGCTTTGATGGTATCAAATAAAGAAGATTGTTGATTTTTTTTCTCTAGTTCCTCAAGCTCTTTGGCATCCTGATCGAGTTTAGATTTTTCATCTGGTCTTAATTGTGCGGCATCCTTTGTGGCAAAACTTTGTCTGTGATCGCCCCTAGCATAAAAGGGCACATTGATAGCATAGGCTTCTGAAAAACTCATATTTAGATCAAGTACTTGATCATTTTGTCCTGTGAAAAAATACAGGTATTCTTTACTGATTTTTATTTCTTCTAATCTACGTCTGATTTCTTCCTCAGTCAGATTTAAATTTGCCTCAACTTCTTTTTGGCTTACCCCCATATTTGTGTCTGCTTCTTCTGTAAATATAGGTGTAAAATAATGTGTAACAACATACTGATTTCTTTTTTTATCAAAAGGTTCATCAAAATTATATTTCATTTCAGTAGATAACCTCCACCATGTTGTGTATGCCTTTGCTTTTTTTACATCACTTTCAGGATCGTTAGGGTCTACATGTCTGCTAACTTTTTTAAATAATTCTTCACTTAGTGAAAAAATATCAGCAATTATGTCATATATTTTTGTGCCCTCATAGTAACTTAACGTGATTTGACTTGTTTTATTTGCCTGAGTGCCAGTAATTTCACTTGAAGCATCATTATCTGATGTTTCTACATCGTTTTTTCTTTTTTTCAGGAAAAAGGCTTTTCCTCTATCACTAAATTCAGGGGGTTTCTTTACATCGTTATTTTGTTGCTGAGAAACAGCGGGATCATCACTACCAGACGCGGCTGGTGTACCAGACGGTGCATTATTTTCTGTTAATTTTCCTTTAAATGTATAAAAATTTTTAACTTTGTCCACATCTTTAAAAATTGTGCCTTTGATCAGATCACTGTTTGGAGCAATTTTTTGGGCCTCCTCGTCATTTGTTTGCTGAGATGCTTTGGCTTCGTCTTTATTGGCTTCTGGTAAAAGTATTTGATCTAAAGGAATCACAAACTTATCCACTTTGTAACCTTTTTCATCAGCATCTTCAAAAGCCATCTGGTTCCAGTTAGTTTCTAAACTCTTTAACAGCTCTCTCATGTCTTTTCCAGATATATTAGTGTCTCTGGATGTTGTATAAACTGAGGTTCGTTTAGGTACCTCATCTCTGGTAAATGCTGTAAAGTTATAAACAGCACCATCACTGTCCAAATTCATGTCAAACTTTACTCCACCTAGTTCGTATATGTAAGGCCCAATAATAGGCACAGATTTACCTGCCGTTTCACTATCAATATCAGTGGTATCGTCAGTCCAGCCCTTAAACCTTATTTCTAAAAATAACGGAACCAATGATCCCTTAAAATTACAGAATTTTTTACAGGCTGCATACCGGTCCAGAAAACTGATACTGCCTGGTTCTGTGAGTTTAAAATTAATACTTGCTCCTGTGAAATCATCGTTCGCCCCATAGTGGCTAATGGTTAGATCGTCTATGATAATATCTGTAACACCGGTTTCTGCTAATATCACAATGTCTTCTGGCCTGGGTTTTGTGATTTGAATTTTTGGTTGTTTGGCGTCAGTATTTCCGTTATTGGTTGTGGTTGTTTCAGAACCAACTTCCTGTATATTACTTCTGTATGCGGCTTTTTTCATCATAAAGAATCTTAAACTATACATGGGAGTATAATACTGATCCAATAAATTGCCTGCTACTTTGTTTGGTAAGTATTGTGATTCTTTGAGGTTGGGTAGAGCTTCTGCTCCTCCTAATTGTTCTACAGCTCTGTCAATTTCTCGATCAACAACTGAAGTTTTGTAAGTGTTAAAAATATTATCTATATCTTGACGTTCTTCTGCACTGAGTTTACTGTTCTCACCTGTCTGTGAATTATAATAATTGTTAATATCTGAAAGATCCAGTCCAAAAATTCCCACCGCAAATTTTTTACCAGCAGTTGTCTTTGCTCTGGTTTTATATCCTTGTTCATCAGATAAACTATTAGCACTAACATCTAAATTGTATTCTTGGTTTATGTTGATGTCCGGCATATTATCTCGCCAATACGTTTTCTACTGTCTCTGCTGATGGTAGTTTTATGAGTAATCCTGATTTAAAATCACGATATGGGTCCACTAATTCATCTAAATTTCTCAGAGCAAACACCCACCATAGTTGTGGAGAACCATATATGTCATTCGCTAATAAGTCTGGTCTCTGATGATATTTTGGAGTAATCACAAAATCTTCATCATATATGCTTTTAGGCATATTGGGTAAAGAGTTAACATCCAAAAATCTGCTGGATAACACATTTCTGGTTTTTATAAAAGAGTTTTTACCATATACAGTAGCCATTAAATAAATCCATCCTTGTAATTTCTGCCATTTCTAAATGCTTCAACATCAAATTTTTCTTTGATTTTCTTGGGAGTATATGAAGGTGCCAAGTTGATTGTGATATTACATCTGGTAGGCATATATGTTGTTTGTGTATCTTCCCCCACTTTGGAAACCACTGGCACATAATCCACTTCAGGTGGTAATTGTATTGAGTAGTCTCTGATTATCACAGGCACTTTGTTAAATCCGTGATCACCCATGTATTCAAAAATTAACACTGGAGGAGGTGTTCCGTATTTTTCCTGTGCTATAGCACTTTCACCAAAGTAGCCTTTTGTAACGGATCTCAAAAAGTGAAACACTGCTAATAGGTATTGTCCCTCATACATATCATTGGCAAAAAAATCTGCTGTGATGGGCAAAATGGGTGGCGTACTGTTCATGTATGTGTATATGGGATAATTTTGGCCATGTAGATGTGTCATGTTGTAATCCACTGTGCCTGTTAAAAATATAGAAGGAGTTTCCTGCCAAATTATGCCACCTGCCTTTTTAAGTGGTGCCAGTAAACCGCCTTTGTCTGCTTGGTACACAGCATCAGCACCACCTGCCTTGGGCCTCAATCTGGCTCTCCAATCGTATGAGACACCTAAATTTTGACTGCTTTTCTCATCTGAAATATTTGTGATTGTACCAGCATTCTGTACACCTTCTGCTAATCTGTTTCCAGTTGTTGAGATGCTGTCCAAAAAGGCATTTCCTCTGTAGTCTTCTACACCACCGCCCAGGCCTGGCAAAAAGGCATCCAGTATTCTGTTCACACGTGGATCAGTACCTTTTAATTGGTCTGCCACCTTATTGGTCAAAAAACTATTAACTGATCTAAAAAAGCTCATACAATCTCCTTACAACTATTTATCAGTTTCATTAAAACTTGTTTTAATAGTCCAGTTTTGCTAAATATCAATTGACAAACACGAATTACTGTGTATAATACAGACAATATAAACGAACAATAGTTTTGAGGAGAGCAAATGGCACAGCCTAAAAAAGTCAACTATTTAAACAATAAAGATATCCTAAAAGAAATTCACAAAAGTAAAATATCATACTGCTGGTTAGCAGATGACAAATATCATGGTTTTGATATAATCCTGGAAGATGTGAAAAAAATCAACAGAAACAGTATAAAAGCCGCCAGAGAAAACAAAGCCGCCAGAATACAATCAAAAGCATATCAGGCTGCAATGGCAACACATGATCCCAAAGATTACAAGAACAAACCCAAACAGAAAGAATTTTTAATTGATCCCAAAAGCATAGACAAAGAGGATTTGGTATTTCGTGTAATGACCATGGAACATATTCCATTAGAACCCGGCAGAAAGAAAAATCCCAGATCAGAAGCAGAAACAAAAGCAAAAGTAAACTTCCCACCTTTTAAACATTATGCTTATGTGGGAGATGAAATCAAAGAAGTTGCTAGAAGCCATTGGGAAGGAAGTTTAAGCAATGGTAATTTTAATTGTAATCATGGCAGTATCACAAACAAGTTGGGACACATGTATTTAAAACTTGTGGAAAGATACAGTCACAGAGCAAACTGGCGTGGATATACCTATGTGGACGAAATGCGAGGACAGGCATTGGTTCAATTAAGTTATATTGGATTACAGTTTAATGAAATGAAATCAGATAATCCTTTTGCTTACTACACCGCGGCAGTGAACAACAGTTTCACCAGAGTGCTAAATTTAGAGAAAAGAAATCAAACAATCAGAGATGATATTCTCATAGAGCAAGGACACTTACCAAGTTATGGCAGACAGATACAGCATGAAAACGAAATGAGAATCATGCGTGAAGAAGCAGAACAAGAAGCAACAAAAAATTAATACATGTCACAACTTTTTAAAACAGCGGCCTGTTTTACTGATATACACTACGGCCTAAAACAAAACAGTAGATTACATCTGAACGATTGTCACAGATTTATTGACTGGTTTATTGCTGAGGCAAAAGCCAGAAATGCTGAGACTTGTATATTTTTAGGTGACTGGCATCATCACAGAGCCAGTGTAAATGTGGCAACCATGAATGCCACCATCAAAGATCTTAAAAAAATAAATGAAGCATTTGAAACTGTTTACTTTATAACAGGTAATCATGATTTATATTACAGAGAAAAACGTGATTTAAACAGTATTGAATATGCCAGAGACTTATCCAACTTTGTGATGGTGGACGAGCATTTTGTACAAGATGACGTTGCTATTATACCATGGCTAGTCAAAGACGAACACAAACAAGTAGCAAAGATGGATGTCAAATATATGTTTGGACATTTTGAATTACCTTACTTCAAAATGAATGCTATGGTAGAAATGCCAGACCACGGAGGCATAAACGACAAAATGCTGAGTGGTCCTGAATATGTGTTTAGTGGTCATTTCCATAAACGTCAATATAAAAATAATATACATTATATAGGAAATGCTTTCCCACACAATTACGCAGATGTGGATGATGTAGAACGTGGTGCTATGTTTTTAACATGGGATCAAGAGCCTGTGTATGTTAACTGGACAGAATGCCCCAAGTATAAAAGGTTCACATTAAAACAACTTCTGGATGATCATCAAAACCTACTGGATGAATACACTTATGCCAGAGTGGCATTGGACATCAGCATCAGTTACGAAGAAGCAAACTTTATCAGGGAAAAATTTGCGGAGCAATACAATGTTCGTGAATTGCAATTGATACCCGTCAAAGAGGAAGAAGAATTTGAGGGCGGTGAAATTACTTTTGAAAGTGTTGACCAAATTGTTATACAACAACTGGAAACCATAGAAAGTAAAACTGTAGACAAACAAAAACTTATAGACATATATCAGAGCATAGAGATAGAATAATGGGAAAATTGAGACAATGGTTTAGACGTTGGTTTGACAAACAACTTGAAAAAAGTTTTCAACGACAATCAGACAAATTATTTTTAAACGGTCAAAAGACAAAGAATGCTAAAGATTAAAAACGTTTCAGCAAAAAACTTTATGAGTGTTGGGAACAACACTCAGGCAGTAAATTTTGACAACTGCCAACTCACTCTTGTGCTGGGTCATAACCTGGACATGGGTGGTGATGGTAGCAGAAACGGTACAGGTAAAACCACTATAATAAATGCCCTCAGTTATGCTCTTTATGGTGAAGCACTCACAAACATCAGACGTGATAATCTCATAAACAAAACAAATGGCAAAGGCATGATTGTCACAGTGGAGTTTGAAATAGAAGGCATAGAATACAGAATAGAACGTGGCAGAAGACCCAATGTGTTAAAGTTTATGATAAACGGTGAAAATGCTTTCAGCGAAGAACAACAGGGCGATAGTCGTGAAACACAAAAAGAAATAGAAAAAGTAATTGGATTTCCGCATAACATGTTCAAACATTTAATTGCTCTGAACACTTACACTGAACCGTTCCTGAGTATGAAAAACAATGATCAACGTGATATGATTGAACAGTTGTTGGGCATCACAGAACTGTCACAAAAAGCAGAAGTATTAAAGGAGCGACAAAAAGCCACACGTGATGCTATCAGAGAAGAAGAATTAACAATAAATGCCATTCAGAACAGCAACAGCAGAATAGAAAAAAACATAAAAGAAATAGAAAGCCGCAGTAAAGCCTGGGAACGAAACAAAGAAGACAAAATAGTGGAACTGGGCGAAGCAATTATCAAACTGGAAGAAATTGACATTGATGCTGAACTGGAAAATCACAAACTGCTCACCAGTATAAAAGAACAACAACAAAAATTTAACACTGTGAGAAATGATTTAGACACAGCCAGCAGAAGTTTAGGCAGAAGTTTAGACAAGCTCACAGAGCTCAAAGAAGATTTAGTGGACGCCAAAGACGGTGTGTGTCCTGCTTGTGGGCAGGAAACATCACATCTGGAAACACATGAAGAATACACTCTGGAACTGGAAGACAAAATCACAGCAGAACAAAAATACTATGACGAATTAAACAGCAGAGTATCTGAACTGGAAACACAAAAAGAAAGTTTTGATATTCCTGCTGAACCTGATGTACATTATGGTAGTATAGAAAATGCCCTACAACACAAACACAATCTGGACACCATGCGAAGCCAACTGGAAGACAAAGCACTGGAACAGAATCCCTACACAGAACAAATAGAAGGTCTCAAAAACACAGGCATACAGGAAATCAGTTTTGACAACATGAATAAACTGACTGATCTACAGGAACATCAGGACTTCCTACAAAAACTGCTCACCAGCAAAGACAGTTTTATCAGAAAGAAAATCATTGATCAGAACATAGCATATCTAAATCACAGACTGGCACACTATTTGGACAAATTGGGTTTACCACATGACGTAAAATTTGCCAGTGATCTGGGTGTTGAAATTACTGAATATGGCAGAGACCTAGATTTTGATAATTTAAGTCGTGGTGAGCGTAACAGACTGATACTAGGTCTGAGTTGGGCGTTCAGAGACATGTATGAAAGTTTAAACAGACCCATGAACCTGATGTGTGTGGATGAACTCATAGACAGTGGTATGGATTCCATGGGTGTGGAAAATGCCTTGGGGATACTTAAAAAGATGAATCGTGAACAGGGCAAAAACATCATGCTGATTTCTCACAAAGAAGAATTAGTGGGCAGAGTTAATAATGTGTTAACCGTTGTGAAAGAAGGCGGATTTACTGCATACAATACTGATACTGAGTATGTTGATTGATATCCATTTAGGCCATAACGCAGAATACACTCTCACATACGAACTTTTTGACAATCGTGTGGCAGAAAGAATCTGGGATCGTTTTAAAACTTATCAGATAGATTTTGTGAGCCGTACTCAGTTTTATAACTGGGGTGAAACAGTGGCAGATGTGGAAGCTCGCTTACAGGAGTCCATACAACACATACAACGTCTCAAACCCGAACTTGTGGTACAAGGTGCTGACTTAAACCGTTTGCATGAGCACTTTCCAGACAACGTGCACAACGAAACTGGCGAACTGCGACACTGGCTCAGCATGTTTAACTATCACTTGCATCACCTGGAAGACATAACCAGATATCAGAACAAAAGATTTTTAGTGAGTGAGAACAGCGGATCCAGTGGTCCAGAACCACTCCAATTGGCAGATTATGATTTGTTTTCTCTCACAAGACTCACAAATCACTTGTACATGAACTATCCGCATGTGGGCAAGCATCTGATAGAACTTTATTATGACAATGACGTGCATGTTCCTGCATCACACATTCAGCCCACCAGCATACTTAAAAATGATTTATTGGCCTGGTTTTCGCCCGATCAGTTTGCACAAAATCCAGACAGAATTGTGAAACAAATAAAACGCTGGTGTGTGCCTATTGCACACAAGTTACCTTATGATATAGAAGACAAAAGGCTGGCTATAGGACACATACCCCTGGGCAAACTTACACATGAGCCAGACCCAGAACAGATCAGCCAGAATCAGTATGTACACACTGTGGTGGCCAGGTAACTATAATGCATGAGCCCATGGATGTATCAAGGAAACCTTTCCGGAATTATGCAGATAGAAAATCTAGAAGCATTGGCTGCAAGTTAGCCGAAAAAGATTCTGAGTCTAACCCGTACTAAACATGATTCTGATACTGACCACTCCCAGAACAGGAAGTACTTGGTATTGTAACCATCTAGCAAAGCAACACTCACTGGAAAACCTTGATGAATACCTGGGTGATTTTGAATACACTTTGTCACAACAAAATCAAAAGTTAGAATATCTGACAGAAAATCCTGATGTGGTTTTAAAATGTTTTCCTTGGCATCTTAAAAATATCCGTGACAATTTTATCAGAGCAGGTTTTTTAGAAAATAATGTATTAAAACTAGCAGATGAAATACATATTTTGACTCGTAAAGATTTTGAAAGCCAAATTAAAAGTTTTTATATTGCATACGTATCAGGAGTGTGGAGCGGAATACCACAAGAACCAGAAACCCTAGAACTAGATCAAGATAAATTCGACTATTGTGCCTGGCATCTGAAAGATGGTTATGAACATCTATCTGAATACTACCAAAAACTGAATTGTAAAAAAATTGATTATTCTGAATTACCTTTTTATTCCGACGGAAGCCAACGATATGTGAGACCTATCAAATGGTCCAGAGAACCAATTATATCTGATTTTCAGATTCCGGAATTTATATAAGCAATATATCAGACACTTCGTGTCTTTAATTTCTTCTTTCTCTCGTTTCGTTTCACTCAACTCGATCACTCGAAATTAATTTACTCCGATATCACAAAACTTGAGTCATAACTCACCCGAAACGGGTGAGAAAATGATATCACAACGACTGTCGCCATCTCTAACTCGGGTGCTGTCAAGAAGCGGTGGACCTTTACTCCTCATACACTACCGTCACTGGTGTCCCACGGAAACCTGTATAACCTTGTAGAGTTCAGTTATACAGATTCTCAGGTTGCTGTTTCTCAGAGCCTGAATCGTTTAATACTGTTTGTCGTTTGTCTGTATTTCATTTAACGCCATACATTCCAGAATCTCGCACCGGGTGTCGCCATTGCCGGATTGTCAGGGAAATCGATATTAATAGCCTCGATAGGGTGGTGTATGGTCCTATGTGTGTGCCTAATTGTGCCTTGATGTGAATTGTGTTTTAACTTTCGTTTTAACACACCTACTTATAAGGTCTTTAATGCTTCTTTAAGGATTTTTGAACCACCCACTCTGACGTTGATAATTCCGTTGTAATAGTCGTCAGTTTCAAGTACTCGCCTCTCAAATTGCTCTCGAGCTTCTATGTAACTTGCTACGCCTCTACTAGGACAATAGTATAATATTTCTCTACGAAATTTATCTTCTCCCAGCTCAGCAACATCATTATTCAAATGATCACTACTACCCCAATAAGTACGCCAGTCACTTTCTTTAGTGCCACGACGTTTGTTCTTTTTTCCTTTTAGAGGTGGTTTGGTTGTTTTAAATTTTGCTAACTTTTTGCCAACATATTTTTTGTTGTTAGTTAGGTTTGTGATTAGGTAAACAAATGCTTCGCAGTCTTCAGGTAATTCTAAAACTTCTTTGTCTTTATGATACCAACTCATTATAGATCTTCACTGGTAGGTTTGCCTGCTTTGGCCCTAAGGTAGTTATTGAGAGTTTTAAACAGCAAATTTCTTTGTGGAGCACTCATGTTCCAAGCCTCACTCCAACTCACAGAACCTTCACTGTATATTACCAGTTCGGCTATACTTTTATCAATGGCTTCTGTTTCCTTATTGAGCTTCCCCAGGTAAGCCACTACCTCTTCAGGCTCTGAGCGAGCTAGGAAGCCGTGAAAAAATTTACAGGATTAAAGTTAACCATGCTTTCAAATTCGTATGGCTTCTCTTCAGTACTACAGGTTTCACATGTCATTAACATGTTTTTGTTGATGCCTATGTTAGCCATCTGTGCGACAAATTTTTCTATCTGTTTACCCACAGCACTTTCACAATTTTCTAAAAATTCCCTGATCTGAGCTCTGTCTTCTACAACAACAGTTTCTTCACCCTGTTTGAGAGTCACTCTGCTCACAGTGTCTACTAAAATTTCAAAGTTTAAATTTGCCAATTCCATAAAGTTGTTTGTGAACGCACTAAGTCTTTCCACTTCGTCTTCAATAGACGCAATGGACTGTAAACTTCTTTCTGTACGGAAGTTGGCCAAGCCTGCTTTTACTGAAGTTTCATAACTGTAAGGTTTACATTCTATCAGCAAACCAGAGGATGTTGTAAAAGAGTATGTGTTTTCCAAAATTGACATGGTGGACAACATGGTTTCCACACTGACGGTTCCTGACACAGTTTCCTGACATTTGTTACATGTGGTGTTGATTTCAATATCATCACCGTATGTGGCACCCTGTATGGCAATCAACAATGTGTCTACATCATTACTGACCAATGCTCTGGGTTGTTTTATTGCTGGCACACAACTTGATATTACTGTGGCCACAGCCTCTCCATTTAACAGTGCGTCTGGATTTTTCATCATGATCTCATCCTTGGCTGTCATAGGAAAAATTGCTAATTCCAGGTTTTCAGGCATATCTATTACATCTGAACTGTAAAATTTACCTTCACTGGGAATATTAGCATATAGTTTTGGCGACCTAAAATGACCCACTAGCGGGTTGGTGTTATCTGCCATATTAAAACTCCTGTTAATAATTCTGATAAATATGTATATTACATTTATCTGTGTAGGTATTTATCAGTGTTAAATACGCACTTAATGGAAAAACTGAATGGCAAGAATTAATTTACAATTAGACGGACAAAATTTAGAATTGGATATACCTGATAATGGTTTACCAGTTTATATCACTGACTCTGCCATAGGCGCTTTGGTAAAAGGCTTGGAAAAAAGCAACAATGAAAACACCAAACAGGTTGTTAAAGCAATAGAAAATCAGACCGATAAAAACACAAAAACCAATAAAGAAGAAAGCAAAAAAGACAGGGATACCACCAAAGAATTTACCAGTGAATTTCAGAAAAATTTCAGACAATTTGGTAATATTTTACAAAAATTTACTGCAACAGTAATTGGTTCTGGCATTGCCGCAGGTACTTTTGTGGCAGTGGGATTCAAAAATTTAGGTGAAGGATTAAAAACACTCACAGATGTAGGTGGAGCATTTGGCGACACTGTGGGGGCTCTGGATCAGACTGCTATACAGAATATTATCAGTTTAAACAAACTGGGTTTCACCACAGACGAAGCAGTAGGAATACTGGTTAACTTTAGCAGATCAGCAAGTGTGTTGGGACAGAGCACACTGGTAAATTTAAACAAGCAATTTTTAGAAGCCACAAATTTTGGTAGAGATTTAGGTGTAACACTGGACGATGCCACATCATACTTCCAGGAGGATTTACAGTTCAGGACTGCTATCTTGCTGAGAGACCAAATCAATCAGGCACAGGTTGTCAGAAACACAGAAACCACAATAAAAAATCTCAGACAGTTTTCCACACTATTGGGCATCAGTGCTGATGAACTAGAGCAACAAGCAAAAACTGTGATAGATGGAAACGATGCCTTTAAGGCATTTGCTCAAACTCAGGGAGCAGGTGCTGAGGACATGGTTGCCGCGGCTCAAAACTTAGCCACAGGACTAACAGGCATGGGAGCACCACAAGAAATAATAAATGGTATTCTCAGTATAGCCGCCACAGGTGTAGGTAGTATTGATGACATAATAAATGAGATAGGCGTATTTTCTCCCGAGCTCAGAGAAACACTGATAGGCACGGCTCAAGATCTCAGATCAGGGGCATTAGGCCCACAGGGCATTCAGGGTGTTTTGCGAAACATATCAAGCGATTTACAGGGATTCGAAATGACTGGCGAACTCAGAGCACTTATAGATGCTGTGGGTGGAGATTTAGCCACTGCTGGTAATATGATAACTGCTTTTGGACAGTCGGCAGATCTTTCCAGGGAGCGATTAAGTGAATTGGGAATAGATCAAGATGAATTTGATGCAACCCAACAGGCACTTATAGAATTTCAAAACATAACAAAAAAAGTCACAGGTACTCAGTCTACATTCATAAACAGCATGGTACAAAGTATGGGTGGCAGTAAATTTACAGATGCTCTGAAAAATTTACAAAAAAGCCTGTTTGGTTCAGATGGAAGCCTTACAGGAATAATGCAAAGGTTGGGATCAAGGCTGGGTGATATGATAAACAATTTTCTGGATAAACTGGGTGGCGGTAAAGGTATAGAAGCCGGTGTAGAAAAGTTATTAACAGGGATAGAACGTGCTGGCAACTATGTATTGGATGTAGTCCAGAAAATGATGAATGCCTTTCAGGATGGAGACATTTTAAGTGGGCTGGTAACAACTATAGGAATAGCATTTAGTGAGGCAATAAAACTTGGAGCAAAAGCCTTGGTGGCGGCCGTACCTATGCTTCTTACATCTCCGGAATTTAATAAAGTTATGGCAATAGCAATTGCAGGAGCAGTTGGCTTGAGTTTAGCCAAAAGTGCAGCTGCACTAATGGCGGCGGCAATAGCTCTAAAGGCGTCGGCAGGACTAGAAAAAGTAGGTGGTATAACTGGAGGACTACAAAAAATAGGTGGTAAAACTGGTATAGGTGGTAGAGGAGCAATCACAAGCGGCGTGGGGAGACTTGCAGCCGGAACCGGTGTAGTGGCAAGTGGATTAATGGTTGGAAAAGACCTTGTTGATGTGGTAGCAGGTACAGATGGTGGAGCAACGGGCGAGAACATTGGCGGTACTATTGGTGGTGCATTAGGCGCAATAGGCTTTTTAGCAGGGCCAATAGGTGGTGCTATAGGTATTGCCGCAGGTAATATGCTTGGTAATTGGATTGGTGGCAAGTTTGACAAACCTGAGAACAACAATACAACAACTGACAAACCTGAGAGCAACAATACAACAACAGCCACACCCACAAGCACAACTTCAATAGCTCTCCAAAATCAAATGGCATCAGAGCAAATTGCCAGAGGCATGATGCCAGACACAGCACTGGATCTGTTAGCACATCAAAAAGCCACCGCTGAAAATTTAATGGTTGCCACTACTCTGTTATCTGACATTAAAAAAGAACTAAAAACACAGACTCCGCCAATCAAAGCAACTGCTGAAAAATTTGGTTAATCAATATTAGATATTTCTGTTGACATTTTCCGATAAATAGTGTATTATTACATAAAGGATTCATTATATGAGTTGGAGAAAATACTTTTCATCGGTTGACAACAGTGGACTACCACTAAATGTCACAGGAACTGATACAGACGGCGGCCCAGGTGCTGCAACCAGCAGGTATGCCAGTTGGCTACCAGAAGTTTATGCTGGTTCCCCCAACAGACTCATGCGATACATTCAGTATGATCAAATGGATCAGGATCTGGAAATCAATGCCGCACTAGACACCATAGCAGAATTTGGCACACAGGAAGACGAATACAACGGCTTACCTTTTGAAATCAATTACAATACAGATCCCACAGACACAGAAAGCAAAATCCTTAACAAAACACTCACTCAGTGGTGTAGGCTTAATGACTTACAGAAAAGAGCTTTCAGAATTTTCCGTAGCACTATCAAATACGGCGATCAGTTTTTTATTAGAGATCCACAAAATTACAAATTGTACTGGGTAGATCCAGCACACATTGAAAAAGTAATTGTGAATGAAAGTGATGGTAAAAAAATAGAAACATATTTTATTAAAAACTTAGCACCAAACTTTCAGGAAATGGCCGCAACAAATCCAGCCGCATTACACACCAGACCATATGGTGGCGGACAGGGATTAGCAAGTGGTTATCAGGGTGTAAACTACACAGCCAAAGATTACATGACTGGTGCTATTGATGGTGTGGACCAGGGAATACCAGTAGATGCAAAACATGTTATACATGTCAGTTTAACAGAAGGCATGGATCACAGTTGGCCATTTGGTATCAGTATTTTGGAACCCATATACAAAGTGTTCAAACAAAAAGAACTACTAGAAGATAGTATTATTATATACAGGGTTCACAGAGCACCTGAAAGACGTGTGTTCTTTATTGATGTGGGCAACATGCCTCCTCACAAAGCCAGACAGTATTTGGAGCAAGTAAAATACGAAGTACAACAAAAACGTGTACCAAACAAAAAATCAGATGGTAGCAGTGTGGCAGACAGTGCCTACAATCCAATGAGCATGTTGGAAGATTACTTCTTTGCTCAAACGGCAGATGGCAGAGGTTCAAAAGTTGACACACTACCAGGTGGTGAGAATCTGGGACAAATTGACGATTTAAGATACTTTAACAACAAACTGTTAAGAGGACTCAGAGTACCAAGTTCATATCTACCCACAGGTCCAGAAGATGGTAGCAGTGTTTACAATGACGGTAAAGTGGGTATAGCATATATTCAGGAATACAGATTTGCCAGATATGTGGAAAGACTACAAAAGCAATTACAAGAGCACCTGGATAAAGAATTCAAAATGTTCCTGAAATATCGTGGCATAGACATGGACAACGGTGACTTCTTTATTACATTTAACAAACCAATGAACTTCAGCAGTTACAGAGATCTACAACTGGATACAGAACGTGCTACACTGTTCAACACTTTACAACAAACACCTTATTTGGCAAACCAGTTCAAACTGAGAAAATATCTTGGTTTAACAGAAGACGAAATCAAAGACAACGAAGAACTTTGGCGTCAGGAAAACGGATATGAAAAGTTTGTGGATAAAACTAAAAACATGGATCTCAGAAATATTGGTGTGAGACCACAACCAGACGAAATGGTAAATCCAGATGCTGAATTACCAGGCGCACCCATAGTGCCAGAAACAGAAACAGGTACTCCGGACATAAATACTGATATACCACCAGGAGCACCAGGAGAACCAGAGTTATAACATGAGATTAGACGAATTTTACAATCCAGAATTTGATGAGTTTCAGAAAGCAAATTCAGAAGACACCAGAAAACCCAAATTTAATCTGGAGAGTCTTAACAAACTCAGAAAAGCCAGAGAGATCAAAAAAGCAGAAGATCTTGAACATGCCAAGTTTCAAAAGGTGATGTATGCGGCTCCTTTGCAGGGTGATGCTGGCGGTTTACTTTAGTTTTAATGTGCTAAAAAGCACTGATAAATATCGTTAGTAACAAAAATACCACTAAAAAACACAAAAATCACTCAAAAGACACCCAATAATACAGTTTTCACACTGATTACACTAAGTAATAAACACTAAATATTATTCTGTGAATAATGTTTGTAAATTTATATTTTATTAATGTATTTTATTAATGGAGACCACAATGTCAGAATCAAGAAGTAAATTAGAAGAAATTCTTGAACTTCTCCTTAGTGAAGAGAACGAAAAGGCTGAAGAAGCCCTTCATGAGTATGTTGTTGCTAAAGCAAGAGCAGAATATGAAAAAGTTCTTGACGAAGATTCAGTTGAAGAAGATTCAGTTGAAGAAGAAGTTGAAGAAGCAGTTGAAGAATCAGAAGAAGAAGCAGTTGAAGAGGCTGAAGAATCAGAAGTAGAGGCTGTTGAAGAAGTCATCGACCAAAGCGGCGAGCTAGAAGACGAAATCCTTTCAGATGAGGAAGAAATCGAAGCAGACGAAATTGGTGAAGTAGATGGCGAAGAAGAAGGTGAAGAAGAAGAGTCAGAAGACGGCGACTTAGAAGACAAAGTTGACGAGCTTGAAGATGAACTAGAGGACCTTAAAGCAGAATTTGAAAAACTTTTAGCAGACGAAGACGAAGTTGAAGACGAAGTTGAAGCAGAAATGGATGCTGAAGACGAAATGTCTGACGAACTTGATCTAGAATCAGTTGAATACGATCTAGACGAAGAAGTTGCTGAAAGTGAAGAAGTTGTTGAAGAAGCAACTAAATTACAAGACGAAGCAAAGGCTGTTGAAAACATTGAAGCAGACAGCAAAGAATCACCACTAAGTGACGCACCTAAGAAGTCAAAAGTAGAAGGAGCAGGCGAGCCTGTAGAACTACATGATGGCGGAAAAGGCGACATGGGTGATTCAGCAAAAGACCACACACCATCAGACAACATTAAAGTAGAGCCTAAAAAGGCTTAATTGTACTTTTAAGTACTGTTTGGAGTTAAACGATGTCTAGAAAATTATACGAATACATGAGTCCTGAAGCATCAGGAGTCCAGATAATGGAATCCAGTGATGGTAAAGATTTATTCATGGCAGGATTATTCATCCAGGGTGATGTAAAAAATCAAAATGGCAGAGTATATCCCAGAGAAGAAATCCAGAAGGCAGTAGAAAGTGTAAAACAACGTTTAGCAAAAGGTGAAACGGTTATGGGTGAATTAGACCATCCAGAAGAACTACAAATTAACCTGGACAGAGTGAGTCATATCATTACAGAAATGAAATGCGATGATTCAAACGGTTTAGGAAAATTAAAAATCATAGAAACACCAATGGGTAACATTGCAAGAGCATTATTAAAGGCAGGAGCAAAACTTGGTGTTAGTAGTAGAGGTAGTGGAAACGTTAACGAAAGTGGACGTGTAAGCGACTTCGACATAGTAACAGTAGACATTGTGGCTCAACCAAGTGCCCCAGATGCCTACCCAAAAACAATCTATGAAAGTTTATTTAACATGCGAGGCGGTGAGCAAATATTTGACACCGCTAAAGCATTAACACATGATAAAAGTGCAGAAAGACATTTAATAAAGCACATCACTGGCTTTATTAATGAACTTAAATTAAATTAAGTAGGAGACTACTATGGCAGTGAATTTTACAGACTTACTTGAAAATGCGGAACTTACTGAAGAAGTAAAATCTGCTCTTCAAGAAGCATGGGAAACAAAAATTTCTGAAGCCAGAGAAGAACTTACTGCGGAACTTAGAGAAGAGTTTGCTCAGAGATACGATCATGACAAAGGTCAGATCGTTGAAGCAATGGACAAATTCATTTCAGAAAAAGTTGCAGCAGAAATTTCCGAAATAGCAGAAGAAAAAGAAGCCCTTGCAAAAGATCGTGTCAAATATCATAAAGCCATTAGTGAGCATGCCAAAGTACTTGACAAATTTGTAACTGAAATGGTTGCTAAAGAAGTTAAAGAACTAAGAGCAGACAGAGAAAGAACAAGTGAGCATGTAGCAAAATTAGATGATTTTGTAGCAGAGCAACTTGCTAGTGAACTGTCTGAATTCCACGAAGATAAAAAATCATTAGTGGAGCAAAAAGTCAAAATGGTAAGAGAAGGCAAGAAGCAATTAGCAGAAGCCAAGAAAGACTTCATCTCTAAAGCCGCTGATAAAGTCGAAGGCGTTATCAATAAGGTTATTACAGAAGAAGTTAAATCTTTCCGTGATGATATTACTAAGGCTCGTGAAAACGATTTCGGTCGAAGAATTTTTGAAGCATTTTCCTCAGAGTACGGTACAAGTTACCTAAACGAAGCAAAAGAAATCAAGAAGATACAAAAACAAATCGCTAAAGTGGAAGCCAATCTTAATGAAGCAAACGAAAAGATTGCTGAAAAAGAAGATGCAGTTAAATTAACTGAATCTAAATTAAGAATAGCAGAAGACAAATTCGATAGGAAAGAAAAACTTAACGAATTAATGTCTCCACTTGGCAAAGAGAAGAAAGAAATTATGTCTGAATTGCTAGAAAGCGTCAAAACAGAAAAACTAGAAGAATCCTTTAATAAGTATCTTCCAAGTGTTCTAGATGGCGAACCAAGAGCAAAGCAGACATTGTCAGAATCCGTGATCAGTGAACACACTGGTGACAAGGCGGCTGTAATAACTGCAGAAGCCAATGACAAAACGGATGATGTTGTAGAAATAGATATGATCCGTAAATTAGCCGGACTTTCAAAATAATAGGAGTTTATGATGGCAGAATTATTTGAAAGCAACTGGTCAGCAACAAAAGAAGCCCTTTTAGAAGGTCTTTCTGGTAACAGAAAGTCTTCATTAGATGTGGTTCTCGAAAATAGTAAAACATATTTGTCAGAGGCCGCTTCAGCAGGTGCAACAGGTGCTGGTTCAGTAGCAACTTTAAACAAGGTTATGTTACCATTAATTAGAAGGGTTTTACCTTCAGTTATTGCTAACGAACTAGTTGGTGTTCAACCAATGACTGGCCCAGTAGGGCAAATCCACACACTCAGAGTCAGATATTCTGAAACTGGTGGTGGAGCAAATGCTGGTGATGAGGCTCTTAGCCCATTCCAACTAGCATCTACATATGCAGGATCTCCTGACGCCACAGCGGCGGCAGAAGGTAACGCAGGTAGAAAAATGTCAATCCAAATCTTAAAAGAAACTGTCGAAGCAAAGACAAGACGTTTAAGTGCTAGATGGACATTTGAAGCTGCACAAGATGCAGAATCACAACATGGTGTTGATATCGAAGCAGAAATTATGCAAGCATTAGCACAAGAGATCGTAGTTGAAATCGACCAAGAAATTATCGGTTCACTAAGAACTCTAGCAGGCGCTGGATCAAGTTTAGACTTTGGAGCATTAAGCGGACAAAGTGTATACGTTGGTGACAGACATGCTGCACTTGCTATCGAAATTAACAGATCCGCTAACAGAATCGCTGCAAGAACAAGAAGAGGCGCAGGTAACTATGTAGTTGTTTCTCCAGAAGCACTTACAATTTTACAATCTGCTTCAACTTCAACTTTTGCTAGAACCACAGAAGGTTCTTTCGAAGCACCTACAAACACTAAGTTTGTTGGTACATTGAACGGTACTGTAAGAGTATTTGTAGACAACTATGCAGCTGACGGTACAGCAGTATTGGTTGGTTACAAAGGATCAAGCGAAACAGATGCTCCAGCATTCTATTGTCCTTACATTCCTCTAATGAGTACAGGTCCTGTTATGGATCCTGCTACATTTGAGCCAGTAGTAAGTTTCATGACCAGATATGGTTATAAAGAACTTACAAACACTGCTTCTTCATTAGGTAATGCAGCAGACTACGTTGATGCAATTTCGTTAACAAACGTATCCTTTAACTAAGAATTCTTTAGTTAGATTAAAAGCCTCCTTTTTGGAGGCTTTTTTTTGGGTAAAATTAAAAATTAATGAATTAGATAAATAGTTGTAATACTTTACTGTTAAAGGAAAATTTTATAAATGGCAACAAAACGCACCTATATTAATACCGATGAAGAACTGATTATCCAGGGCCACCTGGTTATTGAAGGTAATGTAACTCAGAAAGAAACCACAGTAAACGTCACAAATTTAGGTGGCGATATTTTCACAATCAACAGTGATAGTGATAATACCACTGCTACACTGGCATTAAACAGTAACGGCACATTTGCTAATCTGTCCTATACAGATGGTGGTAACATAGTTGGTGAACCTGGCTTCCAGGGAAATCTTTATGTGGGTTCAGGACAGCAAATTGAAATTGCTGGTGGTGGTACAATTGGTGGAGCAGGATTTGTTGGTAACCTAACAGGTACAGCAAGTTTTGCCAACAGTTTTGTGACAGATGTACAAATTAATTTAACAAACGATGTAACAGGTACTGCCAACTTTATAGGCTCTGGTAATGTTGTTAAT